GACCCTGGAAAAGGGGGTCACATTGGGATTGCCGGCCGTGTCCAGCGCTGCCGCAACCGCGCGGGCATCAGTCTGATGCTCGACTATGACGACTTCAACTCGCAACACTCAACGCGTGCCATGCAAGTCGTCCTCGAGGAAACGTGTGATGCCACCGGCTACCCCGCAGAACTCGCCGAGACGCTCATTCAGTCCCTGGAGCGCCAGGATATCTACCTGGGATCTACCCTGGTCGGGCGGTGCGCCGGTACGCTGATGTCCGGCCACCGCGCGACCACGTACTTCAATTCGGTCCTCAACATGGCATACCTCATGGTCGTGTTGGGCGACGAGTACGTCCTCTCCCACCCTTCCCTACACGTCGGTGACGACGTATATCTAGGTGCCACAGACTATGCCGATGCCGGCTACATCGTGGAACGGATCATTGCCAGTCCGCTGCGCATGAACCGCTCCAAGCAGTCAGTCGGCCACGTGAGCACCGAATTCCTGCGCGTGGCGAATACCGCGCGGGACTCCTACGGGTACCTCGCACGCGCGGTCGCCGGCACCGTTGCTGGTAACTGGTACTCCGACCGCAGGCTCAATGCGGCGGAGGCACTGACAACTATGGTTACCAACGCCCGTACCCTCGCCAACCGGTCAAGGCAGAGCATCGCCCCCCTCCTCCTAGTGTCGGCAGTCAAGCGTTCGCTTGCCTCCGCCAGCCTGGACGAGGCGACTGTCTCCCGCCTCCTTACCGGCGAATGGGCCGTGAACGACGGCCCCCAATTCATATCGTCCGGGCGCCATCGTTCACTGCCCGTGACACCTGTCTTCACTTACAGGGACCAGGAGGGGTACGGCGACTTGCCGTGCCTCGCCTCGACTTCGTTCCTGTCCAAGTGCGCCTCCCCCCTCGAGGTTGACACCCTCACAGCTGCTGGAATCAGCGTCAAGGGCCAGATGGTCATGTCCAGCTGGTCAAAAAGTGTCGATTTTTCGGGCCGGCCGCTCGAAACCCTCCGCGTAGGGCCCCTACGCTCGTGGGAAGCGGTCGGCTCGATTCCAGCCGAGGACGCCCTCACCCACCCCAAACCCCACGGCGTCCTCCTGAAGTACCCTCTCCTCGTCCTGGCCAAGAGCCGACTCCCCGAACGCGTGCTGCGGACCGCCGTAGCCGCAGCAGGGGGGAACGCCAGCGCTAGGGACATCGCCCTCGAGGCGTGGGGTGAGTACAGCCATGGCTGCATCGTCAGGTCCGTCCTCTCATACAGCGACGCCGCTTCCTTAGGGCGTCGCGTGTGGGAATCGGTCCTCACGTCCAATCGCCGCTGCTTCGTCTAGGAGCAGCCTTCACCAGGTCCGTTTAGGGCGGACCAAAGAAACGCC